TATGCACTTTTATTACCGAATGGCATGTTTAGTCTCCTTCTTTAGTTGTTAAAAATTAATTACGCCCCAAACCCTTCGGGGAATACTCCTTGCATCTGCTCTTCTTGTTCGTCTTTCTTAAACTCTTTTTTAATCTTATCTTGTTCTTGTTCGTATGCTTGATCTCTTTTAAAAGTAGCTTCCATTTGTTCGTACAATTCTGGATCTCTTTCACGCATTAACTGCTCATCTTCACCAGTTAAAATATTATCAGTCCCGGGGTATTTAAGCCCTTGGCCTCTTCCTCCTATGTAACCGGGTTCCATTCCCATAGGAACCGCAGCACTAACAAGATCTCCTGCTCTACTTTCGTTTGAAAACATTGTTCCAGCCGTGCCAAAAGCAATACCACCAATAACTGAACCTAATACACCTTTACCTTTTAAACTTTTAGTATATTCTCTAAGGGTCATTCCTAATTCTTTAGCCTTTTTCATTTTTTCTACTAATTTATCGTTTACCAAATTTTCATCTACAACTATAGGTTTTTTATTTTTAGCTGTGCTTTTGTAAAAAAATTCTCTTTGTTGAATAGCTTCTACCTGTTTCACTATCTCATCATTAGTTCCTTGAAGATCCATTTTTTTACCATCTGCCAACTTTCCCATGTAACTTGCACGTAGTGCATCATTTAGTTCTTTCTCACCTGTAATTACATTTACTTTTGATTGTGTTTCTGCATTAGACGACACATTAGTTGAAATAGTTTTAATCTTTTTTTTAGTCTGTTCAGATGTTTTTTTATTAGGGTTTTCATTACTATTAATTTCTGTGTACACTTTATCTAAACCTTTTATTTGTGTATCATCTATTCCCAGTGATGCAGCAAGAACTTTTACTGATAATTTACCTTCAGAATCTGTAGCACCCATAGCCTCGGCAAAGAACTTTTCAAATTCACTCATTATATCACCAGTTTGTAATATAGAAGTGCCTTGTTTTATAACAGCGTAATGATCTCGCATAATTTTAGCAATTAAATCATTGGAAGCATCCATTCCTGCTTTTGTATTATTATGTCCCAATAGTTGATCAGCATACTTATAATATAAAGTTTTCATTTCTATATCATCAACTTTGTCAGCCATTTCATTAATAACAGTAGAAGCAAATATTCTTCTTAAATCTGTATACCCCTTTAAATCTCTCCCCATCATTGCTTTTGTTTCAGGCTCTATATTTTTATAAACAATCTTATTTAAAGTATCTACAAGTTTTTTTTTGTCTATTTTAAAAAGATCTCCTTTTGTATTACCATGCATATAATTTAAAATAGCTTCTGATAAAGGGCCTACTTTAGTTGTAGGAGGTAAAAGTTTTCTCCCTCCTTTTTTTGTAAACCCTGTTCTGTCTGAAGGGTTAACAATTTCTTTTGTTTCAGGATCATAAAAAGGAACGTATTCTGTAGGGCCATACCTAGTAGCGTTTACTTCACTATTACTCATGTTAACTAAAGCCTCTCCCCTCTGACCAAACATAGCAATTAATATAGCTGCTTTCATATTAACATCTTTTATTTGTGCTATATTATTTAACATTCTATTTAATACTTTCTTAGAATCTATCTCTTTTAAAACACGAGTACCTTTTCTTATGTTTTTTCCTTTAGGCTCTTGGTATACTTCTCCTTGTTTAAATTTAGTTATTTGTTTTTGTGTAGGAGTCCATGTAGCAGCTTTTGTATTACTAATTCCCCTATCAAACAAATCTTCTAATTCTGTTATTTTTAAATCTAAAGGATCGTTAATACCGGGTTTATCTTTTGCTATACCACTAGTTAACTTGTTAATATCACTTATTAAACCACTTAAAGTATTTGTTGTTTTTAAAGATTTAGTACTTTCATCATATACTTGAGATTGAAAATTATTTTGGAAAGCATTTATTTTTTTAGCCATCCTAGGAAAATCTTCTTCTATTACTTTAGAATCCATTTTAAAAAGAACACCTTCTCTATATAATCTAGCAATTATACCATCACGAACAGTGGCTGTTCCTTTTTTAAATCTAGTTCTTAATTGTTCTATAGTAGGCACCTTACCTTCTGGGCCCAGAGCTGTTATTACCTTTTCCCACTCACCAGCTATTTGAGCAGTTCTTTTCATTCCTGTATCTCTTATTGTAATATCTTGTACCATCTATTAATATCCAAATACTTGATCTTGTGGTTCATATTGCTGCGTCTGCTTCATCATCCTATGTGGAGTGTGCACGTTCATTAGAGTCCTACTCATTACCATATACCTCAATGCATCATACGCATGGTCTTCAGCTTTCGTATCCACATCTTCAGGATTGGTTTTAGATATGGGTAGTGTAGGTAAAGTCCTGATTGTATTGTTGCACGTAGAAAAAAAGCGAACCCTAGGATTACCTCTGTCATCGCAAGCCAATCTCCTGTGCACTTCTATCTTTCCGGCTATTCTGTGTCTGTCTGCAGGTATCCACCTAGCTCCTCTTTTTATCATAGTTTCTGCTATTGAAGGCCCTAAACCTGTTTTATTCCAACAGGATGAGTCTAATGTAGTTAATTGCATAGGAGGATCGTTTCTTTCCATCTCTACAATCATATCTCCTAATCTTTCTCCTGTGTAGCCCTTTACATACAGTTCTCTATAGATCCAGATGTTATTATCCCAGTCTATTGCACCCCAGAGGATACAAGAAGGTGAAGAATACCCATAATCGCCTGATCTTATCCTTGACCAGCCTATAGGAACCTCAAAAGGCTCTACAACATGTGTTGCACGGCTAAATTCAGTGAAGGCAGAGCCGTCTGCTACGTCCCAATCACCTTCTAGTAGTCTTTTTCTCTCTATTTCTGGTAGAGACATCAACATCGCTTCATATTGACCATCTTCAAACAAGTAAGGGTTGTCTGTTAGCCTTGCAGGTACGAATTTACGTAAGAATAGAGGGTCTCCTGCCTTAGAATGGTTAACAGGGTACTTTAAAGTCTTACCAGTATCAAAATCCTTAGCCCAAAATGGATCATCTGGTGGATTAGGGTCTAAATACATCTTCTTTACCCACCATCCACCTACTCCTCCCGGGTTTGCAGTACATCTCATGTACATTCCTAGCTGTGGATCAGTAGTTCTAAGTCTAGAACGTAGGTAATTCCACACGTATGGTGTAGGATAGTTGGTAATCTCGTCTATTCCTATCCAATTGAACGCCTGTCCTTGGTATCTAGTAACATCCCTATCGTCATCTACGTAAGAAAACCATATCCTAGCCCCTGAAGGGAACTCCCAAGTGGACTTAGCCTCCTTGAATACAGCTCCGGGGAATGCTTTTGGATAGAGTTGTTTACTTTTGTCTATCAATTCTGTTAGTTCGGCTAGTGTTCTTCTTAACAACAAGCCTCTATGGTTAGAGTTCGATGCGTCTCTGAGTACATCCGCTAATAACGCATACGATTTACCACCTCCTGCAGCTCCTCCATAAAGAACGTCTCTTTCGGGTGACTCTAAGAATGTAGTCTGTGGGCCTTCGTTGGCCTTGAACACTACATCGTGGTGCTGTAAATGCTCCCTTACAGCTCGAGGCACCCTTTTTAAGTCTTCGCTAGTAACGACAGACTTAGATCGTCCCTTTAGAGCATTGTCCACTTTGACAGCAGATTCTTTTGCTAAGGTAACAGATCTTCTAGCTCTCTTCGCTTGTTCCGTTAGCTTCTCTGCTTTTCTTTTCTTCTCTGAAAGCTGTCTTTGAGTTGCAAGTCTAGCTTTCATCTTTCTCGACCAAGTGTAGCTCGTCTTAGCCTCTCCTTCTTTCTTAGGAGGCCTACCTCTTTTTGGTTTGTTCAGTTCTTCAGTCATTCTTATCTAAATGTACCCCTAGTTTCATTCTCTTAGTCAGACCCGGGTTTGATATTTTCCTACCCGATGCTGTTGACAGCCATCTAGCTGCCTTTGCTGCTCCACAGTTTCTTACATAATCAAAAGCTGTGTTTAGTAATTCCAGTTCCTTCTCTATCGGGATGTATTCTTTTCCATCCTCTGATAGTTCGTATCCAAATGGTATGGTTGATGTTGTTCTCTTCAAGTTTTTGGTTTCCTCGTAGTATTAGTATATATTTTACCACCTTTAGCTTTTTTACGTAAACTTTTAAAATAACCTTTTAAACTTTGTTTAATTCCTTTTTCACTATCAGCATCATAAGGTAATTTAATAAGGTCATTACCTATTTTTATTTTTGCTATTTTTATTCTTTTTGGTTTTTCAATTGGCATTTAATTACCTCTTCTTCTTCATCATGCCGCCACCCATCATTTTCTTCTTCATCATCATGCCGCCACCCATCATCTTCTTTTTCTTAGCCATACCACCGTATGCTTTTTTACTCTTCATCATTTTAAAATCTCCACCGTCTATCTTACCATTTTTATTCTTATCTAGCTTTGATCGGCCTCCTACTAATGCTTTTTTCTTCATAAGCGGATCTGAACCATCCTTGTTCATCATTCTGCTTTTTGCAACTGGTCGTTTCTTTGTTTTCTTTTTAATAGTGTCTGCAGCTGCTTTATTCGTTGTGTTATTTATGAAATCCGTTAATTGTTTTTGCAATGCTCTTCCCATAATAGCTCTATCCTTGTCAGACATAGTTCTACCAGAACCAGCTTTCTTGTTATTATCTTTTGGTGTTTTTAGTGTTGACATGTTACTTCCTTTATTAGTTACTTACAGTACAGGTTAATTGTTCAGGACAGCTCTTGTTGTAAGTAGAAAATGTGAAACTGTCCATGTTTGGATATCTATATCTACAGTGTAGACCTACTATTTCGTTCTTATTATTTTTCATCGGTTTATACTCTGCAAGTTTACAACTGATGTATCTCTCGTGTTT